ACAAAAGAATATAGCGAGAAACCAGCGAATGCTCTTTGAAACTTACAATCACATTTTGATTTTCAGAGCTAATCGTTTCTTGACAGCAGGCGAGCGAATCTTGAACACAGCAGAGTTCTTGATCGCATATTTGATTCTTTTTGTTAAACATGACAATGCGAATGTTAACATTTTTCTTGCTCGCCTCCCTTTGCTCCTTAGCGAGCAGCTACAAGGGGACTTCCGTTATGTCCCCGGGCGCCGCCAACGTCACCGTTTGGCCAGGCTACACAAAGCCTGTGGCGCCTCATTACATTCCTCAGGCGCAGTTAACTTACGACTGCCCCCCACCCAAGACGTTGCAGGACTATTCCTCGCACGAAATGCTTCACGAAGTATGGGGGAGAGGATCCACAAACACCAAGACCTCCTTGCTAAGGGTAAAGACGAGTTTGATAGATTTCTGTCGGTCTGGTGTGCCGATGCTGAGCGCAGTCTCTCACAAACTTCTAAAGTATGTGCTGAGAGGGACAACGTATGTGTGGAGCTCATTAATTTGGGCTTCGCTTTGCGCGCTTTGGTTCTTGATCCGCGAGTACACTGTCGAAGTGCTTATGCTCGGGTCGCTCTATGTGTTTACCGTATTTATGGTGAAGATAGCGGCCTGGATTTTTGGCGCCTGGCCAATTTTCCTCTTCAATGTTGGCCTTACCATATTGAGAAGCATTTCACGGGTTCTGTGGTTCAGAAGATCTTACAAATGTGAGAAATCCGTTGAGGGTTTCCTATCCTTCAAGATCCCACAGTCCCCCCCAAAGAACAGTGTCCTCCAAGTGCAACATCCAGACGGCTCCCACGCAGGCTATGCCACATGCGTGACGCTTTACAATGGAACAACCGGTCTTTTGACCGCACAACATGTAGTTTCGTCTGGGTGCAAGGTCGTGTCGACAAGGAACGGGAATAAAATCCCCTTGTCTGAGTTTAAGGTTGAAATTGAATCACCGACACGAGACCTAATGCTAATGACAGGACCACCAAACTGGGAAGGAACCCTTGCTTGCAAGGCTGTGAACTTCCAGACAGCATCTAACCTCTGCAAATCAAAAGCATCCTTCTTCACCTTCAATGGGGAAGCATGGGAATCATCAAATGCAGAGATTACAGGGATCTCCCCCTGCCGAAAATTCGTCTCCGTCCTGAGCAATACAGATCCAGGACACAGCGGCACCCCGTACTTCAACGGTAAAACGTTATTAGGTGTGCATATAGGCGGAGCGAAAGAGGAGAATGCCAATTACTTGGCCCCCGTACCCCCTCGTGCCGGTTTAACAACTCCAAATTATGTGTTTGAGACCACGGCACCACAGGGAAGAATCTTCACAGAAGAGGAGATTCGCGAGCTCGCTGAAGATTATAGCTTGAGCGAAGTCCGGTCTATACTAGCCGCCCGCAAGGGAAAAATGAGCTATGAAGTGGAGACCGCCAAGAGCTCGGGAAACGGGAGAGCGGCAGCGCCCGCCGAAACAACCGCAACCCGCAAAGAAAGCACCCACAAGGCCGGAGAAAGCAGTGGCGTAGAAACCCACCAAGCTGCTGTTCCTATTTCACAGAAGGAACGCTCGGCCCAAGATGTCACGCAAGCCACGTACACACCCCCGATGATGAGGGCCAACCAGGTTGCTGGTGCGAAGTCCCAAACCACGACTGCTTCTTCAGACGCTTTCAGCGAGATCAAAGAAGCCATCCTGCGGAAGATCGATATTCGTTCGATCGAGAGGCAGGTCGTGGAGACCCTTGCCGAGAAGGCAATGAAGAAACCCCGGAGAGCAGGGCGGAGAAGATCTGCGAACAAGCAGAAAACTTTTGTCAATACTTCAGCTCCCTCTACCGATGGGAATCAGGGTCAGGGAAAGAAGCCCCCGGTTTCGAGCAAATCGGAAGTCTCCCCCAGTTTTACCACCCTAAACAAAAGGGCGAATCGCGTTGGGGAGCAAAAGTCCTCCAGCTCCACCCAGAGTTGGAAGCCCAAACCCGCGGCTTCGGGTGGCCCCAGTTCGGGGCCCAAGCGGAATTGAAATCCTTGCGGCTACAAGCCGCCAGGTGGCTGGAACGCGCCCAGCAAGTTAAAATCCCCTCAACTGAGGAGCGGGAGCGCGTCATAAGGAAATGCTGCGAGGCCTACCAAAACGCCAAATCTAATGGGCCTAACGCAACGCGAGGAAACAAGCTCTCCTGGGACAACTTCCTAGAGGACTTTAAGCAAGCTGTCTTCTCGCTCGAGTTTGACGCCGGCATCGGAGTACCGTACATCGCTTACGGGAAGCCGACACACCGGGGATGGGTTGAAGACCAAGAGTTACTCCCCATTTTAGCTCGCCTGACCTTCATCCGACTACAGAAGATGTTGGAGGCTAGGTTCGAAGAGCTTTCCCCGGAACAGCTAGTGCAAGAAGGGCTCTGTGACCCAATACGAGTCTTTGTCAAAGGAGAGCCGCACAAGCAGTCCAAACTCGATGAGGGGCGCTACCGCCTCATAATGAGCGTTTCCTTGGTGGATCAATTGGTAGCCCGGGTCTTGTTTCAGAACCAGAACAAGCGTGAAATCGCCCTATGGAGGGCTGTACCATCCAAACCCGGTTTTGGCTTGTCCACGGACGAGCAAGTCGTGGAGTTTGTTCAAATGCTCTCCGCGCAGGTGAAAGTAAGACCTCCCCAACTGATTAGTGATTGGAGGCAACACCTAGTTGCAACTGATTGCTCCGGTTTTGACTGGAGTGTTTCGGATTGGCTTCTTGAAGATGACATGGAAGTCCGAAACCGCCTCACCACGGATCTTAACGAGACAACAAGCAAGCTTCGCGCTGCTTGGTTGAAATGTATCTCCAACAGTGTCCTGTGTCTCTCCGATGGCACCCTGCTCGCGCAGCGTGTGCCTGGAGTTCAAAAGTCAGGAAGCTACAATACCTCCTCATCCAATTCACGGATTCGAGTGATGGCTGCTTTCCACTGTGGAGCCGAGTGGGCGATGGCGATGGGCGATGACGCCCTAGAATCAGTTAGCACCGACCTGGGGAAATACGCCGCCCTGGGTTTCAAAGTCGAGGAATCTTCAAAACTGGAATTTTGTTCTCATATTTTTGAGCGTGAAGACCTCGCCGTTCCGGTCAATAAGGCCAAAATGATTTACAAGCTAATACATGGCTATGAACCGGAATGTGGCAACCCTGAGGTGCTTGTTAATTATCTGACCGCGTGCTTCGCGATTCTTAATGAATTACGGTCAGATCCTCAGATGGTCCAAACTCTCTATTCGTGGCTGGTCAAACCAGTACAGCCACAAAAGAATTAAGGGAGTATAAAGAACACTAGCCGAGCAAACGAAAGTTGCAAGCATCGGAAGTCAAGTCTTTCACATCAGCCGGACACACAAAATAGATTTCAAATTTCTAGCAGGATTTGCATCAGGCTTTCTTGCCGCAATCCCAATTTCAGTAGCCGGTATTTACTTAGTCTACCTCAAAATCTCACCCACGTGCGGAGCATCGTTAATGAATACGGTCGTGGGTAGAAGAACAATCAATGGAAGAAGACGACCACGCAGGCAAGCACGACGCGCTCAGCGCTCTCAGCCAGTGGTTGTGGTCCAAACCTCTCGGACAACACAACGCCGACCTAGACGACGACGAAGAGGTAATAACCGGACAAGAGGAGCTGTTTCTACCAGAGGAGCAAGCTCAAGCGAGACATTTGTTTTCTCGAAAGACAATCTCGCGGGAAGTTCCAGTGGAGCAATCACGTTCGGGCCGAGTCTATCAGACTGCCCAGCATTCTCTAATGGAATACTCAAGGCCTACCATGAGTATAAAATCTCGATGGTCATTTTGGAGTTCGTCTCCGAAGCCTCTTCCCAAAACTCCGGTTCCATCGCTTACGAGCTGGACCCACACTGTAGGCTCGACGCCCTTTCCTCAACCATCAATAAGTTCGGGATCACAAAGCCCGGGAGGAGGGCGTTTACAGCGTCTTACATCAACGGGACGGATTGGCACGACGTTGCCAAGGACCAATTCAGGATCCTCTACAAAGGCAATGGTTCTTCATCGATAGCCGGTTCTTTTAGAATCACTATGAAGTGCCAATTCCACAACCCCAAATAGGTAGACGAGGAACCCGGCCCTAGCCCAGGGCCTTCTCCCTCTCCACAACCCACACCCCAAAAGAAATATCGTTTCATCGTCTATACTGGTGTCCCTGTGACCCGTATAATGGCCCAATCAACAGATGATGCCATCTCTTTGTATGACATGCCGTCTCAACGGTTTCGTTACATAGAGGACGAGAACATGAACTGGACGAACCTCAATTCTCGATGGTATTCCCAGAATAATTTAAAAGCCATCCCGATGATAATAGTACCAGTCCCTCAAGGTGAGTGGACTGTGGAAATTTCGATGGAAGGGTATCAACCAACCTCAAGCACCACAGATCCTAATAAGGACAAACAAGATGGTCTCATTGCATACAATGATGACCTCAACGAGGGTTGGAATGTGGGGATTTACAACAATGTGGAGATAACCAACAATAAGGCCGACAACACTCTGAAGTACGGCCACCCAGACATGGAACTCAATAATTGTCACTTTAATCAAGGACAATGTCTGGAGAGAGATGGAGATTTAACCTGTCATGTGAAAACAACTGGCGACAATGCCTCCTTCTTTATTGTTGGTCCCGCCGTCCAGAAGCAATCAAAGTATAACTACGCCGTTTCTTACGGAGCCTGGACGGATCGGATGATGGAGATAGGAATGATCGCTATTGCTCTTGACGAGCAAGGATCATCCGGTTCCACAAGAACTCAAAGACCAAAGCGAGCTGGGCACTCCATGGCAGTCTCAACCTGGGAGACTATAAATTACCCGGAGAAGGAAAACTCCGAGATAACTGAAACCAGTCAAAGACAAGACTTTAAAACTCCTCTCCACATTAGTGAGAGTTCCGACCCTCTGGAAGTCGGTAAAGGAGGCATGCCTCTCCCTGCAGATGAGAACATCCCCGACTTTGTTGGCGATGATCCCTGGTTCGAAATATCCACCCGTAAATCACAGGAAGAAGAGGCAATGTCACATTCTAGTGTTCTCAAACCTCAATTGAAGCCTCCTGGCCTGCCGAAACCACAACCGGTTAGGACAATTAGAGATTTCGATCCAAAACCGGACTTAGTTGAGGCATGGCGACCTGACGTGAACCCCGGATATTCCAAAGAAGACGTGGCAGCAGCCACTGTCATGTACGGGGGTTCCGTTCACGAAGGCCGGTCTATGATTGACAAGCGTGACAAAGCTGTGTTAGACGGCCGCAAGCGTTGGGGTTCTTCCTTGGCGTCCTCCTTGACAGGAGGAACGCTTAAGGCTTCTGCAAAGTCGGAGAAGCTTGCTAAGCTCACTTCGAGTGAGAGGGCGCAATTCGAGCGAATCAAGCGCCAGCAAGGTGCCACACGAGCTTCAGAATTCTTGGAACAACTTCTGGCTGGCACAAACCCTGACCCAAGGTCCTGATGAACCTTTCCAAATCATCACTGTCAAGCCCGTGACATTAAACGCGGAACGACTCCGAAAGGATAGGCAACGAGTGTTACCCATTGTAGGGTTACAGAAGGACTCCTTCTGGCACTTCGGTGT